GATGGGAGGCCGCCAGCATGAAAGATGAAATTAAATTTAAAGAATATCTAGCGATGTTATGTGAACTACATGACCGGACAATATCGAAACTACTGACTGATTTATACTGGAAAGTCCTAGAACCGTTCGATGATGAACAATGCGAGGCAGCCTTTAAAGAGCTTATTTATTCGAGTAAGTTCTTTCCTAAACCGGCTGATTTTATCGAGGTATTACGTGGTAAAAGAGAGAACCACGCTACCGAGGCATGGCTGGAAGTGATTGGCGTGATTGCTGGGATAGGAAACTATCAAAGCGTCAAGTTCGCCGATCCTGTAATACATTCTGTGATTAATGCGATGGGCGGGTGGCCTCAACTCTGCATGATGGAAATATCCGAACAGAAGTGGAAACAGAAAGAATTTGAACGATTATATGAGGTTATTTCTGCACGTGAAGGCAATCATCCAACATATTTGCCAGGAACCCACGAACAAGAAAATTACAAAACAGGATTTGAAGTTGAGCAGGAAATTAGGCGAATTGGATTCGAGAAGAAAAAAATAAAATTGGTGAATTAAAGGCAATCCATGACCATTTAGTCGCAGGTAAAATGGACGAAGAAGAACTTAAAAAACTAACTAGCGAGTATCTAAATAAAGGTGGAATCATTAAACATATCCCGCCGTCGCTTACCCCCATACAAACACAATTTACACCATCAAAAAGCATAACAAACCACGATCCCGTATGTAAATACTGTTCGAAGCGCAAAGCACCGTGTTTAAAGCCCTGCGCCCCCGTTATTTGGATAAACGGTAAAGCGTCCAGACGAGAAGCACTCTTGGATGATCTTGAATTAAAATACACCCAACAAAACTATAACGACATCCTGTCTGAATTAATAACCGATAGGCAGTCAGCACTAGAAAAAATAAAAAACATAGACGATCCCAAAAAGAAAGCAATCGCCTCGATGCTACTAGCTGAAATACCAAAAAAGGAAATATCCGACTTGTTACACATATCCTATAGCCACCTGAAACGCATAACCAAAACATACCCCCTCGAAAAATGAGCCCTCGCCAATCCGTGCCAATCATTAATAATTCCCTAAACATATCTCACTAAAAAAACGTCAAAATGAGCCTTCTAGGCGTATATAAACGGTTAGAGAAAATATCTCCTCTCTGCCGAAGGCCCAGGCGAAGCACCAGCGGTGCGAAGACGATACAGAACTTAAACTACTCAAATAAACCATACTAACGCAAACTCTCAAAACAACTTAACCTAACGAAGACGAACCTCATGCAATACGAAAAACAAATGAACACCCTGAAAACCTTAGAACTCAAAAACAACCGTGCGAAAAACGCACAGTGTGCGAAATACGAACACACGTCCAAGTCGCACACGTGAAATAGTGTAACACGTAAACCGCGTGTAAAACATAAATCGTGCCACGATTAGATAAGAAAATGGCAAAAAACACGGTTCACAATGTAATTTATAAAAGGGGCGAAGTGGAGGGTAGTATCAAGATATATGAGTAAAATGTCCGATAATACAGGTAAATAACATCCTCCACCATGGATAGAAACGACAAAATGAGTAAAATCAATTAGATACATGAAGCACCTAGTTTACATAATAGACAATTATAGGACGTTATCGGATTTGAGTGGAGGATCGGCATTAAAAAGAGGGGGCATAGTGGAGGAAAGGATAAAATAGTGGAAGCTATGAAGTGCTTAGATTGGTGGCACGATTATGGGGACATGGGGGAGGGGGGGGATACACCGGAACGGATGGTACCGCGTCGGGGCGTGATGTATTCCCTCGGTACACACGAGGGGTAAAAAGTAAAGGATAGGGAAATGAGTGAGCGTAAAGATGGGAGAGAGAAGGTACGCAGGGCAATTAGTGGTGTTAAGATATCGCCGGAGCGAGCGCATGAGCGACAGCGGTTGTTATTAGAGGGATGTTCATGTGCAGAGATAGCGAGGCGGGAAGGGAAGAGTCCTACGACCATAAGTGAATGGGTAGGGAGGAACAAGGAGGAGATACAGAAGATAGTAGAAGCAGCCCAGATGCGGATGATAGACGAGAATTTGGATACTGTAGTTGAGAATCAGCGGATGAAGATACATTTAGGAAATTGGAAGTTAAAGGCAGCTATTCCTGACAAGGAAGGAGTTATCAAGAAGGAGTTGGGGAGTGAAGATAAGTTAGTCATGGAGTTAGCGGACAAGGCGGAGGACCGGTTAATGAAGTCGATAGGATTAGCGTCGTCTGTTTCGCAATCCACTGTAATACAGAACATATTCAATCAGCAGAACAATATAATATCGGATGGGATGTCGAAGATGTTAGCGAAGTATTCTGAAGAGGACGTTATAGAAAGTGGTTGACAATAATGAGATAAACAATTTTGAGGGGTTTTTTGCGTTTCGGAAGACGCAGATGTTTCGGTGGATGATTAATTGTCCGTGTAGGACTATCTTTTTGACGACAGGCAACCAGGGAGGCAAGAATGAGACGGCCTGGATGGATTATGCTTACCGTATTTTGAACATACATCCTGTTAAGTGGAAGAACATAACACCAGACAAGAAGATTCGGACGATTCGGTTTGCATCGGAGGTTTTGCCAGCTGAGACTACGGACGGTTCGAGTGAAGTAAAAAACACACAGTATCCTGTTATTAAGAGGCGATTTCCGAATCATTTAATACAGAGGGACATAACTCACCGAAGACATGCAATGGATTTAAAATGTGCGGCTGGAGGTTTGGTAACGGTTGAGTTTGTTTCTTATGGTCAGTCGGTACAGGAGGGCGCAGGAGTTCAGCGTCTTTCGGTTTACATCGACGAGAGGTCTAGTAAGGATTTTTATGAAGAGCAGACTCCTAGGCTACTTGCTGCTGGCGGAGACAGGATAATAACTTATACACCAGTAGAGGGGTCTAATGATTGGTTATTTGATGATCTGTTTGAGAAGGCGAGGTACATATATAGGACAAAGAAAGTTTTAGATCGGATAAAAGAGCGCACCAAGCAAGAGTTTAAGGAAGTGGAAGTGAACGAGAAAGGTGAAGACATTGCCGTTCTCATGTGGGCGACGGATGATAACCCGATTTATGAGGATATAGCAAAGTCTCAGTCAGAGATAAGGGGTTATGAAATAACTGCCAAGCAGTACATTGACGAGATGTATTCTGGGATGGACGAAGACACGATAGATGCTCGGAGGTATGGCATTTTTAGGCAGTTGTCGGGCAAGGTTCACAAGGTTTTTGATCATAGAATTCATGTAATTTCTAAAGAAAGCATTTTCCCTTCTGGTGTGTCACATGACTATCTTCACATAAGAGGGATAGATTATCATTCTGCTAACCCGTGGGCGGTTGTATGGATGGCCGTTTCTCATGATAACGAGATTTTTATTTACAGGGATGCTTCATTTAAGCCTGGTACTCTGACTACCTACGACATCAGCGGCACGATTGCAGATATGAGTGGTGATTATAAATTTAGGTTGGATTTAATTGATCCTTTGGCTAGCACTACGCAGGTCAACACGAACACTACTAGCCTTGAGGATTTGAACAGATATTTTAGGACTTTTAAGAATGAAGGTAGGGGCACTGGGGCATATTGGCAAGCGTGGGACACGAAGGGGACAAGGGGAAGGGAAGAACTTACAAAAAGGTTAATTAATTCTTTGAGAGTTGGGAAGCCTTTTAACAATAGGGTAGTAGAAAATGGAAGGAGTTTAACTCTTCCTACTATCTGGATATTTGATAATTGTCGTTCTGTTATCGAGTCATTAAAGAACTGGCGGTACGAAACATGGGATTCTAAAGAGGCCCTACAAAGGAATGAAGAGAAGGAAAAACCCTCCCAGAGGTGGAGCCATTTTCCAATAGCGATAGAGTGTCTACTAAAGAATCCCATAGTTTCTGCTCCGAGATTTAGCGGTGTAAGTGCAGAGAATCATCAACGTAAACAGTATTATAATATGAGAAGATAATGGGTGGATTAATAGGAAATAGTCAACAGCATTTATCTGTTGATATGTACCGTTTCAACACAGACACGATGGCCTGGGAAGCGTTTACTGGTTCTGTTAGTGGTGGAGATGATAACGCCTTGGTGCTTATTACCGAAGTTGATGTGTCTGGAGTTGTAACTAATGCTGCTATATTAACTGGTTCATCCGGTTATTCTACTGAGAGAGAAGCAGCAACAACGGGGGGTTCTGGCTCTGATCTAACGATAAACGTATTAGATGTATATGAATTTACCTTCTATCGAGACGTCTATCTGAAGAGCGAACAACTTTTAGGTCTTGTTGGATTGGGAGTAAAGACCACTCAAAGACAGGAGATAACAGCTTTCATAATGAAAGGACAATACGCAGAGTTAATATCAACAGTAACAGGAGACGCTACGGCAACACTTAAATATCAAGGAGAAATACTTTTCAATGAATAAGTATAGATTTAATCCCGACAGAGAATTGACAAACGCTGAACTTACGCAGTTATTTAGATATTTTTTCGGTGATGTTGACCAGAATCTATATGATTATATGGCAATCAACACGCCAGATATTATCCCGTTTCTTGTGGTGAAGGAGGAATCCTAACACGGAAACCACTGACCTGAAAGAATACCTTCTAACGATTATAAACGGTAACGATAAGAGATATACTGAACATTTTGAAGCGATAGAAAAATCAATCAATAAGGAAGTAGCATCCGCACGAGAAGCGTTGGGAACTGCTTTGGTAGCATATAAAGATGCGTTAAGTTCTGCTCTTGCATCTGCAAAGGAAGCGGTTAATAAAGCTGAAACTGCAACTGAGAAAAGGTTCGATGGAGTCAATGAATTTAGGAATACCTTATCTGACCAACAGAAAAATCTCATCCCTCGATTAGAAGCTGAAAATAAATTTTCAACACTTGATAGGGATATAGCAATGTTGCAACTAGAAATCAGAAGTTTACGAGAGTATCGAGTTGAGAGAAGGGCTACGGGTCAAGGAGCTAAGAATATCTGGGGGTTTGTAGCAGGGTTAGTGGGAGTTTTAGTAGGAATTGCTGGAATTATAATAGCTATCATTAAAACAGTGTAATTGATGA